GATAATGATGCTATATGGATTGAAACAGAACAAGGTGGGCAACCATCTGGCTTATCAGTTTCAGAATCCGATTATTATTATATCTTTAAATACCCTACACAAGATCAAAATACCTTAACTAAAATTTATTACAATAAAACAGAAAACGCAACTGCTGAAACAGGTATAAAATATACTTTACATAAAATTAAATCAGATGTATTAAAGAAAATTATTAGTGATAACCCTGATATACCAGTATCACAATTTAATGACTGTAGAAAAGGTGGTAAAAATACCACATATATCATAGATTATAAATATTTTAAAAACTTACCTAAATCAGATTATTCTAAATTAAATGGTTCATTAGATAATAACGAATTATTAAATTTAGAAAAAGATAGTCTTGTTATCCTACCACGTGGATCAAAAAAAGGGAAAATATATTATGCTGAAAATCCTGGCAAGACAGCATTAGAATTACTTGCTGATCCGTCAGAAATAGATTATGGGTATGGTAAATATCATTTATCATATGAATTCAGTAGTTCTTCAAGTTCTGAAGGTGAAGAAACCAGCTTAAAAGTATATAATAGACTAAAAAGAATAATAGATAAAAAATATAAAACAAAAAAAGAAAAGTATTTATAAAAAATTAATTTAGATTATATATATATATAATCTAAATGGACAAATCAAGCACAACCGAAATTCACACTGATGACGAAAATCATAGTATGGAATGTATTGCCGACACATTGAAAAAGGTATCTATAGATGAATCAAAAAACACCGTTCAACAGCTACCTATTAGCGGTAGTCAGGGGGGTGTATTACCCTTAAAGCCCGACACACCAAAAATAGCCTTAAAACAATGGACATATAAGTTCTTATTAACTGATACCTTAACTGATTCAGTAGTTGGATTATATCCAACAAATAAAGCTGCTACAATGGTGGCTATAGAATTAGTAAAAAAAGATTTGATAAGTTATGTAAATGATTTTCAGATAAAGATCTTAAAAGGTGAAAGTGTAGAAGAAAATAGAATGTATTTATCTAATATTAAACATTTGACCTATCAATACAATACTATTGAACAATCATTAAATACATCCATCACAATTGACAACAAGACCACATCAAGGTTTAAAATATTATGTTTAAGGGAAGATAACAGTGAAGTAGATGAATCCGATTATGTTATGATTTAGATTTTTTTATATTATTAATATATAATGGTAGAAATTTGGGAAAAGAAATATATTGTAAAACTTATAGACCAAATTAAGGACAAAAAAATTCTGCTTCAGTTATACAAGATTATTTTAGACAATAAAATAAATTTTACAAGAAATTCAAACGGAATATTTATTAATCTAAATCAGATATCTGAAGAACACTTTAATTTAATCAAAAATTTTTTATATAATTTAAATTATATAAATGAATAAACGTATTAAAGAAATTCAGGCCACACCTATTTCTGATGCCTTAATTAAGCAATACCTACCTGATGCTGATATTATAATGTATAATCAATTGCCAAGATATAACAGTATTGAAGAAATATTACCACACGATAGATCGTATGCCGTATTAATGTATCAAGATAGTCCTAACAGTGGTCACTGGACTGCCTTATTACGTCAGAAAAATATTGTTGAATATTTTGATTCATATGGATCATATCCTGATGCTGATTTATCATGGGTATCAAAAGATAAAAGACATGAATTAGGTATTGATGGTAAATATTTATCAAATTTATTAAATAAAACAAAGTTAAAAGTTATTTATAATACTGAACCATATCAAGCTGATGGCGATCAATATGCCACTTGTGGAAGACACGTAATTTTTAGATTAATGAACATAGATAAGGGACTTTTAAAATATCATAAATATATCAGAAGTCAGATGAAGAAAAATAAATGTGGATATGATTGTATCGTGTCAAAAGTAATTCCTGAAGTTGAATAAAAATTTATATTATATAATATATAATATAAATGCCTTTTATTGTCGGTTGTAAAAAAACGTTTCAAAACTTTATAAAAAGTTTGCCCAAAAAGTTAAGGTCTGATTATCACCATGTTACAGTTAAGGAATGGGATGATTTTATAGCTAAAATTCCAGTTCGTGTAGTATGGACAATGGGAAAAGCAGATGATGTAAAACCTGAAGAAAACAAAACAAAAGAATCGTGTCGTAAGTGTGATTAAATTACATCGTATTTAGGCTTACCTGATTTTTTAGCTTTCTTCTTACCTAAACCACAATAGGTCTTATTCATTCTTTTTATACATCTACCACCTTCTTTAGGTGCTTTTTTTTTAGGTAATGCTGTTCTTTTTTCGTGGAAACCAGGAATTCTTACACTACCACCTTCTTTAGGTTCTGTAGGCTTTGGTGGTCTTCCACGTCTTTTAGGTGGGTCTTCACCCCTTCTACATGCTATAGATGCTTCTGACATATCCATAGGACAGATTTTTTTAGGTCTTCCTGGTTTTTTTGCTACTGTTGGTCTTCCATTTGCTTCAGTTCTATTATTTACACGACTACGGGGATTATTTAACATTGGTCCAGTCTTTGATGCTGGTGGGGCATAATAAGGAAAGCCAGGCCATTGATCTACTATTTCACGTGTCTTATCTAAACTGAAACCAGCTTGACCACCGTGTGCTTTGCCGTGTGCTTTACCTGAACAACTAATTAAAAACCCCCTTGTATTATAACGACAGTTCTTTTTTCTTGGGTTTCTTGCTTCAGATTCTGCTACTAATTGGCCAAAATTGGTGTCAGTCTTCATACCACCACGATTACTATTGTATCTTGTCATTGCTTTAATAGTATCATTTAATTCTTTGTTTAATTTTTTATACATTTTATTTAACATTTCTTTTTCACCTGGTCTAAAATCACCTTTTTGGGCATATTCAGATCTTGATGTTTCAGTAATAAAATCTTCTATCACCCTTTCAGCATTATCTTTATATGCTTGTATTTCTTCGGCTGAATAAGTTAAACCATTACTTGGTGGGTTTTCTTGGATAACCCTGTCTGATCTTAATACTTCAGCTAAATCAAGAAAAGCAGCACTAAAATCAGATGTAGAACTATAAGCACCTTCAAAAGCATCTAATTGTCCTTTTTGACGTTTCTTTTCAGCATCAGTCATTTGACTATATCCTTTATATGGTTGATTTGGAACGAATCCACGTTGAACTTCCTTTAATAGTCCAAATAATTCTAAAATATCGGCTTCAGTAGGTTTATTACCACCAAATGCTTTACCAGCACCAAGTAAAAATTTCCAGAACATATCAGTATTCATGCCACCAGTATAGGTTGTAGGTCTTCTACTACCAAATGCCCTATAACCACCCCTTGCCCTTGCTGACATATCACGCCATACGTAGCTGCCTGTGTTTCTGTTATATACGTGTAATCTTCCAGGACCAGGTGGTGGATTTCTGGCTGGTTGTGCTTGTGGTCCAGGTCTTGGGGCAAATAATGAACCACCATGTTTTTTGGCATGAATTTTATAAAAATCTTCCCTACTGGCAAATAATGAACCACCATTACCTTGTCCAACCCTTTTATTTAAAGCAAAATTAATGGCAAATCTTTTTAAGAAATCACCCATATCACCACCGTGTGCTTTACCCTGACCTTCATTTAAAGCTGGTGCTTGTCTGGCTTGTCTTCTTTCTAAAGCACGATCAAAAGCACCTTGAACTGCCCCGTCTTCTTGTCTTTGTTGTCTTCTTGCTAAAGCACGATCAAAAGCACCTTGAACTGCCCTATCTTCTAAAAAAGGATTATCAGGATGTTCATCTTCATATGCTGGTCTTCTTCTGTCTTCACGTTCAGCAACTAAAGCAGGTGCTTCAACTGCTGATACAGCTGGGGCAGCTGCTACAGGAACAGCTGGGACATTACCACTGACCATAGCTAAAGCATAATCTAAAAGTTGTTGTAATTGTGTTGCTGATTCCCTTAATTCATCTTGATAGCTTTTTACATCTACCCTACTATTTTGTTTTTTAGCTAAATCTACATATGATGATAAAGAAGCGGTAAAAGCATTATAAGCACCAATTAGATCATTAAATGGATTTGGTCTGTTTTCACCTAATCTTCTTCTGCTTTCACCTATTTGATTAATATAATTTCTAAAAAGTTCCATTAATTTATATTCAAGTAATGTATCACCAAATTTTTCACGGTTCGCATCAAATAATTCATTATATAAATTTACTTGATCAAATTCACGTCTAATAATTTGTCTTCTGATATCATTAAATTCATCATCTACTAATTCCTTGGCTTGTTTTGCTTGGATAGATTCAGCTGTTGGACTATTAAACTTTTCTAAAGCCTTATTTGATTGTCTTGGCATGTTATATAATTAACAAATATATTAATTATATAATTATTTAATTATTATTCTTTTATATTATTTTAATTTTCCATACACTAAACTAATATTCTTATTTATTTTTTTTGTTCTAAAGCTTTTAGGGTCAAATTTAGTTTTAGGTATGTTTCTAAACCTATAGCTTAATTTAGTTTCACGCATAAATAACCCTTTAGATGTCTTAAATTTAGCTGCTTCAACTACAGCATCATTTTTATCATAACCTTTTTTCTTGATGATAATAGCATGTAATTCACCATCATTTTCACCATTACCTAACATACGTAATGCTTTATTTCTATCAGCATTTTCAGCTGCTAATTGACGATGTCTATGATGATGGGCAGCACTAACACCACCTTTCATTTTAGGTGCGAATTGTAGTGCCATTGTAGGAATATCTTTACCTAAAATATTACATGATGCTGGAAATTTCCATACACCACCACGATCAGCACATATTTTTTGACTATCTTTTATGGCACTGGTAGAACCACCTGGAAGAAAATATTTTGCTTTACCACCTTTTTTTAATTCTTTTTTTAATTCTTTTTTTTGTTCTTCACCTTCTTTACCTGCTTTATCTAATAATTTAATTAATTTTTTATGTTCTTTTACATATGCTTTTTTTTCCATACACACCTTTTTACCACCTTCCTGACCACTTTGAAAGCTATCTAACCTATGGGATTTACCCATTAGACCTACACTTGGTAGGA